TAGTCTTGCCTGACTTTGAAGGTCGACGCTCCTCAGTACCATCAAGGAGACGATGCACAGTCGATAGCATCTGTGCTTCTTCAACGTACATCTTCGGTACGTGTTTGTCGCAATGTGACTGAGCACAACGCTGCGGTGTTTCTTCAATAATAAATCTGTTCATTTCACAAAAACCTGTATAGTGTGTCGACCGTAGTTTTTTATATTTCTGACTGTCGTTACCCAATGAAGTGTAGTATCGTCATTTACTACCATTCTATTATATTTTGCAGGAATTATACATGCTTTATCATCTATCTTTGCTATTAATTGACCACCCCATTCTATCGGCCAATCTTGCAAATAAAATGTAAATGCACACGTGTACGATTCATCACTATGTTGATTAATTCCAGAATTTGGACCCCAAATATAATAACTAACTTGAGTATCTTTATTTGGAGTACAATATTCTTTAATTTTTTCTAAAACAAACGACTTGACCCCAATACATACTGGATGATATAATACATGACCTGTTTTACCTCGGTACAGGTATGGTTGCCATGCATATCGATTTGTGCACCATTGTTCTTTGCTTGCTTTTAGCTCATCACTAGTATCGATAAGAGAATTAAAATCTTTATGAATGATTTGCAACTCTTCTTCAGAAAAAATATTATCAATGACTTTCACGAAGATCGCCTTTCTTCAATGAGATATAATCTTTCTTCGTCATAATATAGGCTGCAGTAGCGAGAATTAAAATGCCGGCAGACTCATAGATGATGTTGAGAGCATCAGTGCCTTTAGTCTGTAGTATGATCATGCGTGTGAGAGCAGTCATCGCAATGATGAGAGGGAGAGTTACCGGTATACGTTCGCTCTGATAGAAAGCAGCGACCATACCCAGAATTTCAGCGTAAATGAATAACAAGAAAAGATCACCCAAGGCCATCTTTCCTTGTTGTTGAAACATTCCAATAATATCATAGCCGGCAGCCCATATAGTACCAGCGACTACGAATAATAGAATTGCTTTTTCGGCATGTGTGATAGCACTGCCTATCTTTTGTTTTAAATTTCCCATTCCAAATTCAACTCAATAGTACATGGAACCATCGGAACTTCCCCATTGAAAGTGATTTGACACTCATCAATGTCAGGATTTCCCATTCCTTCCATGTCCTCGATAGTAACTCCCCAGTCGTCAGGCGGCCGGAGAGCACACGAAGATAATAATAAAACGAATGCTAGACGAGTAACCATGTTAGCCCAATAAGAGATAACACAGTCACACATCCATAAAAGAAAAGTTTAAAAATTACTGCCCCGAATTCTACTAAGAACCATAGAACAAAACCAATCATCAATAAGACAATGCACATCTTAAATGCGATGTAGCCAAGTCCTATGATTCCAAGTATGGGGTCCATAATTTATTCCGCGTCGGGCGCAGGGGCCGGTTCTTCGCCTTCAGCATCAGGTTCTTCTACAACCTGAGTAGCTTGGCGAACTTCTTGAATCAACTCAGCTACTTGACCGTACGGCAAATTGCCCAGTACGCCAAGCACTTTATTCATTGTTTCAAGGGGAAGTTTTGCAACTTGAGCCATGTCGTTCTCCTTAATTGTCCAAAAATTCATCGATCTTTTCGCCACCGAATTGATCGACCCACGTAGCGCCCTTATAGAGCTTACTAATACACCAAAATACTACATCCCATAGTAACACAATAGGAGTGACTAGTACAACTTTGGTAATTCTTTTAATATTTATATCCATCAGAATATCTTATCCATGAATCTCTGTACTTCTTTATCAATCTTACGCTTCATGCGATGATCAAATTCGCGACTCATTTGATTACTAGTATATTCACCATATTGGCCACGACCATTACGAGAATTTTGACGATCACGCAACAACCTTAATTCTGCACGATGATCGCGCTTGCCATCAGGACCATAGACTACATAACGACCATTTTGCATATCGTATGTATCTATATGAGATACCTTGATAGGTGTATGAGTTGTCGTCTGAATGTTACCATTACGACTACTATTTGACCGAGCAGCTTCAGTTGCCGCTTGACCTGTTGCTTTGATATCTCGCTTATCAGGAGTAGAGTTATCTTCGTAAGTAGAAGGTTGACTCGCACAACCAATCATCGATGACAAAGCTAGAACTGCTAATAAGTATTTCATAAGAATACCTCCGTATTATTTATGCAGCTTTCGGTGCAAACAGTTTACCAAAGCCTTCGCAAAGAACGTTGAAGGCACAGATTTCCCAGCACCAATCTGAGTAGAAGTCGTCTTCACACTCATAGCCAGAATCAGTCCACTCGTCGTCGCGACCAATTCCTGCGAGCTGCTTGTCGTAGAACTTTTCGAAACCGATCAGGTTTTCGAGTAGACCCTCACCGTCAGCGTAGAACTTGCCAAAGCTAGCGTTACGAAAGTACTTAGCAGCAACGTCCCAAGGAATGGTGTTGCCACCGCTGTAAGTGTCTGCGAAAAACTCTGAGATATAAAGTTGCTTAGCCATATCAACGTCCTTTAGTAATTTACAGGAACCATTATACCTTAGGGGCCGGATATGTACATCCCTAAGTTATTGATTTCATTGGAGTTTCTGGAGTGACGCAAGTCTATGATTTGTAAAGAGATTTTCTTAGACTATTTTATGTTAATAATAACATTTTTAGATCATTGGGATATATTACGCCAATCCGTAGGCTCTTGATGCTCCAGATCGTGAACATGGAGAGCCATGAGAGCATAATGTAATACCTTCATCAGATCCTTACGATTCTTACCATCTTTCTGTCCGTATCGCTGTGTGTACTTGAGGATATTGCCTAAGCAGAACCCTTCACCATGACCGCCATCAATGATAAACTCTGTGGCTTGGAACTTGCCTTTTGCATAGTGTTGATCATATGTAGAGTCAATGTAGTCAGCTAACTCGTTTACTAATTCCTCTTCATTAAATTTATACTCAATCGACAAGTGTCGGTCCCTCCACGACAGTGCTTTTACGAATGTCTACGAACTCACCACGATCGGTCTGCAATACAAACTTCTCAGACATCGGGTTGTTCAATACTTCAGGCATTGTGCCTACTTCTACGAGTTCTTTATTCTCGTCTTTCCAATGTGTAAACTTGATTCTAAACTTTTTCATTTAAATGCTTCCTGAAATAAGTTGTACCAATAGTAATCTGTTTCTAAGAATTTGTACAATTGTGTTTTTAAATCATCTTCGAGTGTGTCTAGTTTTGCTACTTGAAAGCCATCATATTTCTTAGCATTCTCTGCTGTCACATTCTCAGACTGAAACTCTTCTAATCCTAATTTTGTTTGTATATCAAAATCAAGAGTTTCTTGATTTAAAATTTGTATATCATTGATATCTTGCAAATAGAGAAACGACAATATATTCCTATAACGAGCAGCACTAAAAGAATACACAGCTTCTAGCAATTCTAACTCTATCATTCGTTTTAGATTATTTTGTTCCCAACTCCAATCCCATAATAATGGTGTAGAAGACACATGCTCGTTTGGATCTTCGATATGTTGCATTCGAATCATATTATAAAAAGAAACCAAATGTGTGGCAGGATCTCTAAGACTAATAAAGAATGTGCCACCACTACTGTTACATTTGTCAATTAGATCTTGATTGGGATAGCCAAAATGTACTTTATGCCAAATTACATCATCAGTGATATGGCATTCTGGCTTTTCAATATCAGTGATTTGAGTACCACGAATGGCTGACCAAATTGTATGACCGCCAGTTTTGGGTTGGTGAAAATATATGTTGTGTTTCATTTCCAGCTATCGAAAACCGTCTTATCAAACCTTTCTCGTTTAAGACCTTCACCGAACTCTGTATTGTCCATGACTGGCTTATCAGCGATGTCAGGTCCAATGTTATTTTGCGCATTCTGTTCTACATCATACAACTTCATTCTTGATCTGTCGACTCCAACGACAAATCGACGATGGAGACCGGGGTCATTGTATCTGTTTTTGAGTTGTTTGATGAGGAGCTGACCGAGGCTCTCAAGTTCTTCGTTAGAGATGGCGGCAAACATAAAATCTGCAGTAGCGGGCAATCCAAAGGACTCGCTAGTGTCCTCGAGGCCCACATCCGACGACGTGAACCCTGTTCGATTAGTCTGCGTTGCTGTAAAGATCGGAAGGTTGAATTCAACTGCAAGTCCCCTTAGCTCTTCGGCAATTGCTTTGACATAGGAATATGTGTTGACATTAGCACCCATACGGATACGAGATGACACACATAGATTGAGATAATCGATGTAGATAATATCAGGCATAAAGTTCTTCTTTAGCTTCAACTCGTTGAGTAGATGTCGAAGGTGACCACTGCCGATAGAGGCAGTAGGATATTCTTTGATGATTAATTTACCAGCTGTCTTACCTTTTACACGATTGAGTTTGGTTTCGTAGGTATCTTTAGGATATGTCGACAGATCGTTGAGAGGGACACCCATGAGATTCGCGTCGATACGTTCTGCGATCCTCTCTTCGGCCATTTCTAAGGTGACATACAATACGTTCTTACCTTGCATGAGATTCGCTGCAGCGAAGTGACACATCATTAGCGTCTTACCTACACCAGTACCAGCAAGAATAACGTTGAGTGTTTTACGAGGAATACCACCACGAGTGATACGATTGAAATAATCGAGGTCGAATGGTTGACGTTCGACTACTTTATGATAAAAGTCGTATCGTGATTTGAAGTCTTCGAGGAAGTCATGACCAATATTAGTATCAAATGAGACAGCGAGCGCATTAGACAAGATTTCAGGCAATGCACCTTTATCTTTGTCTGACTTCCCATCGATCACCTGAATCGATTCCATAATGGCGTTGTATATTGCTTTGTCTTGACAATACTTCTCTGTCTGCTTCAACAGCCACTCTTCATCTGTGTCTGATTTATTGAGCGACCCAATGAACTGTACACAGGCTGCATGAGTATCTGTATTGAGAGACAATTCGTCCACCTCGATCTTCAGTGCTTCACGAGATGGACATGCATTGTATTTTGTAAAGTACTTGTCTACGAGGTTGAAGACGATACGCTGTTCATGATTGACAAAGTATTCTTCTTTGAGAAATGGTAGAACACTACGAATGTAGTTCTCATCATATAGTAGATTGCTGAGTATGAGATTCTCGATTGAGATATCACTCATTAGTTACAAACTCCTCTATCTCTTCGTCTGTGATAATAGCAGAGTGACCAACTTGATAGGTCTGCTTTATATATTCATTAAACTTCTCAGACGTCACAATTGGCATCCAAAAATCTTTGGTGTCAGTATCTTTCAGTCTGAACTTTTTGTCTTCTACTTCCCCGGTGTCGACATCAACACGTGCGTACCAGCCGTTACTAGGCTTGATGACGAATTTTCCTGCCATTGCGATATCCAGAAGTCCACTCCAACGACTAATACCGCCCCCATGAGTAACAGTAACAGGAATCTTGGATTTTTCTCGTACATAACGTGATTTCTCCACATTAATAATAAAGTTATATCCTACCACATCTTTGCCTTCTTTTTCCTGTTGACGACCAATGATATAGATGTTGTCTGCAGAATAGTATGAACCAGTACCACCACCAACGATATCTTTCGGAAACAATGCCATCTCTTTGTAAGTATGATTCACAACAACCATCGGAATGTCTTTCAGTGTGAGGTGTGGTGTAACCATACGGAACAATGACTTGATCTGTTTAGCACGAGACATGTCGGCAACAGCTTTCTCATTGAGTGCATCTTCGACTTCTTTCTTCGAAGCGAGGTTACCGATGGAATCAACAATGATGATGACCTTATCACCACGATCAATGTTGTCGAGTTGCTTCATGATATCGAACTTGAGTTGTTCAACGTCAGTCACAGGTGTATGTAGTACACGATTCATATCGATACCAAAGGTTTCGAAGTATGATTGAGGTGTACCGAACTCAGAGTCGTAGAACAACAATGCAGCGTCATCATATTTGTCAAGATATGCTTTCGCCATCAACAAGCTGAATGCTGTCTTGAAGTGCTTACTTGGACCAGCCCACATCGTAAGGCCAGGTGTGAGACCACCATCGAGTCTACCTGACAATGCAAGGTTGATGATAGGAATAGCTGTTGGAATCATGTCCTTCTTTGTGAAGAACTTTGATTCAGAAAGGATAGCAGTATCCTTGATGGTTGAATTCTTTTGAAGCTTAGATAAAATTGACATGTGAACTCCTTTACTTTTCACTGTCCCATTCTACCGCAAAAGAAACAATTTGTAAATGCTTATAATAAATCGTATACGTCGCTAGATGACTCTTGAATAATTTCTCGAGCATTGTATTTAACTGAGCGATCACCACTTTTCATTTTTTGAACGTGTGCTCTTTGTGAATCATGTTGAGCTTGTAATCTGCAAAATCCTGATACTGTCACACCAGCTAAATCATATACTTCGCAGCATGTTTGATACCAACCGCCTTCTGCGGGATGTAATGCCTTTCTTTCGTATAAAAAGAATGTGCGATCGGCATCAAATAGATCAGCTCTATGTATTACAATAAAGTCATTTAAATCTTTGCCTCTATTGTTTTCTAACATTCTTTTCGGTTTGATGGCATGATCTAATGTTTTAGATCTATTATTATCGTGAAATCCCATAGGATTACCGTGCATCATTACTTGCTCACAAAAATCTTTAATAAAAAATTTTAATTCAGAAAAAACATAGCAATCATATCGTGTTCTTATTACTATATCATATCCTTTACCCACAATAAAATCTCTCATGATCATTGCATGACCAAGATGCTGTTTCATATGATGATATGATTTATTTCTGCCTTCTAAAACACAGGCCAGTTCGCCTTCAATTTGTCGTTTATCCATCCGTTTCCAACGAACAGGATATTTTTGTGGATCTAATTCACCGTTTCTAAATTTACGTAATAGTTTTATATATTTTCTATTATGGTCTGCAGCTGGATTATATGTAGCTTTTGGTTCTTTGTAAAATCTGTTGATAATACCCAAATAATCTCTATCTTTTTGATTTTCCCAAGTACAATAATAATAATCTGCATTTGGTAGTACGGTTTTAAATCTTTTTATATTTTCGCCATAATCACCACGGATTTGACCCGAAAAACAAACTGCTACTTTCACATTAATGGTTCCTTCACTAAATATCTTTCTGGAAAATCAGTACAAATTCCATAAAATGGTCGTAAATTAATTTGACTCTCTTCAGGCATGACAGCAATTGCTCTACTCGGTAAATGTACTTCGACACCTGGATATGCCCAAATATATCCTTTCGATGTAAGAGTAAAACTATCTTGCTGATGCCAAAAATAATTGAATTCATCACTCACGGGACAATTATGCAAATATGTTAACGCTTCGCCATTCTTACAGTGTATCCACAGTTTATTTCTTCGTGTATACAGCCACTTAAAATCTATGCCATATTGTGGAGTATCATGACCAAGATACATTTCTTGTTGATCAAAAACATATAGATCGATTTCTACAGACATTTCATAAGCAACAATAACACGATCTATATGATCAGGATTATTTTCTAGTTTTGGATCCGATCCAGAAATATTACCGCGGTGAGAGATCAATAACATTTTATTTCCTTAGAATGACCCAATTTTGCAATACCTTCATATTGCATCTGATTTATATATTTAAAATTGTAAAGATAATTTTCTAAAAAATAAATATGCTCAATCCATTCATCTATTTCAAATCTATTTACTACAAATTTTTTATTTTTTTCATCTATAGTTTTATTTGCAATTTTTTGAATTTTTTTTGCTTTGATATAATTTAAATTTGAAAAATGTGTAATCCATTCTTCCATAATTTTAGACGAACCAAACCAACAATAATCCCAATCTTGTAGAGTACAAAAATATATACTGCCAGGTGGAGTGCCGGGACTTATTCTATCGCCTACTATAGACATTGAGTTTTCTTTTAATAAGACATTTTCAGTAAAATAGCTGTCAGGCCTCAAAAATATTACATAATCATAATTATTAAAAGGAACAATTCTTTCATTTATATATTTCATTCTGATTGCTGGAAATATTTGACCCATTTCGAATCTTATTTTTTGTAATATAAGATTAAAAATTTGGTGTTGCTTATTACTTAAGTCTAACTCATTTATACTGTGAAAACCCCAACATTCTTCTTTTTTAAAAATATCACGCGCCCATTTTTTAATTTGATCGAATGAAGTAATATTTTCATTTTCAAACCAATCTTTACCATTATATTTCCATGAAAAATTGCTAGGTTCAAATAAACAAACAGTTGTAAATTTGATATTTGGATTCGAATCAATAAGTTTTTCTTTCCAATTTAAATAATTTGTATGAAAACCGTATTCTTTTACGTGTTCGTATGGTCGTCTAACTGCTAAACCGCATAGACATAATAATGCATTAGCTTCCATCCGTACCATGGCCATCACGATTAATAACTGGGTGAGGTTGTTCAAATGATTGCGCCATAATTTCTACATCTTTCATCACTTCTTCCTCAGTCAAATAACTAATTTCTTTTTTTCTATACATCAACCCTGCGTTGCCTGCGAGTAACAGACAAATAGCCAAAGGATCGAATACCACCACAAGCATGATAATAATCCAGCGAACAGCTGTATCAAAATAATTGGCGGCTTCATCTCCATATATTAACTCAGCGATGTACTTGAGTGGGCCAATTTCTGCTTCAAGTGCAATAGACTGTCTTTTGAGCGGGAGGAGTTCTTCGGTAAGTTCTTCGATAGTATCGTACGCAGTAGATATCGTTTCGTTGAGCGCCTTCCTTTCCTCGGATTGAGACTGCCTAACTGCAATCGAACCTTCAGGTCCTCGTATTCGATCGTATTCTTGAAGT